CATGCGGCTCTTGGCTGCATAGCGACGGTCGAAGCTAAGAGCGGAGTCGAGGGTGTAGGTAGCGATCTTCATTTCAGAAACAGTCGGAAGGACTTGGTTCTGTGGAAGACCACCAGCAGCGCTTTGACTATAAACAGTGATATAGTCCTCGTCGGAAATGTCATAGTAAAGGTCAAGTGGGATGGAAGGATTGTCATCAGCGTTGAACTGCAACTGAGTAAAGAGATTACTAAGGTTTGGAGCATTGTTGATAACTTCGGCTAGAACGGGGCCAATGAACACAGCAAGAGCTACTTGAGCTTCGTAAGCAACCTGACGGTTGCGAGAAGCCATAGCCTTGATTAGTTCGACTTGTTCTGGAGTTCTTTTGAGAGAGATTTTCATATTAAATTGTTGCCTCCTTGGTTAAGATTACATGCGAAGACCGATCACGGCAAAGTTGCCAGCGAATTGATCTGTAGTGGTTTGTGATGTGCGAGAGCCAGTGCCAAGAACAAGACCAAGCTTGCCAGCATCGGAATGAGCGCAACCAGTGACTTTACCTGCGTTAGCGGAGAGTTTGAAACCGCTACCAACAGTGAGGGTGCCATCAATAGCGTTAGCGCCAAGAGAGAACATGCCGCGAGTGGCAACTGGAACAGCTTGTCCAGGGAGCACGCACATGAGTTCTTCGGCCTTTTGGCGGTAGTAAAGCAGCTTTTCACCATTTTCGTCAGTCTTTGCAGTCTGGCGAAGAGTGATGCCAAGGCAGTTGGTGGTGTCGCCAGAAGCAGCAGGAGTAACCTTGAGATTGACAGAAGGATAGCTGTTAGCGCCAACAAACGGATAGTCGGTTTTGCCGAGGTAGCTGTTGGTAGCGTAGGTGACAGGATCGAGGTCAAAGTTTCCAGCGGAAACCTTAACAAAAACACCAGCGTCACCACTGCCAACGCCAGTTACGGATTCGTTGACGGCAGCATCAGCTAGTGCGTACATATTGATGACATCTTGATCATCATATTGACGGAATGGGAGTAGTCTGGTAGCCATATTGGGTAGTTAAATTAGGAAATTAAAATGTTTTCACGGGAAAAGGCAGAGGCAAATTTTTCTTTCAAGCTCTTGTTTTCCTGTGAAGTTTCACCGTTGTTATTGGGAAGTGTGCCGCTAGAAGCCTTGGCTTTTTCAAGTGCTTCTTCTGCGAGTTCTGCTTCGGTTTTGGTAGAAGCGGTGGACTTATTAAGTTCGGCCAAACGCTTTTCAACTTCGGCAGCGATTTTAGCTTCTGCTTCTTCAGCAATGCGAGCAAGAACTTCTTTATTCTTGTGCTTGAGAACGACAGCAAGCTTTTCTTGATAAGAAGCAAAAGCTTCATCAGAAGCGCCAACTTCTTTAAGTTCAGAAGCGATTACTTTGCGATCTTCGTCTTCAAGAGCGTAAACCTCGTCAATGTTTGACATGCGAGCATTGAAACGAGCCAAGGCTTTTTCGGCGTCTTGAGCAGCTTCAATTTCTTGAAGCTTGACTTTTGCATCGGCCAGGTCTTTTTGAAGAGTTTCGACGGAAGCCAAAAGTTCTTTGGCCTTTGTTTCGGAAGCTTCTTTCTCAGCTTTGGCAGTGCGATACTCATCGTCTTTTTGACGAATTGCATCAGCAAAGGTGCTTGTCATGCTGGCGATAGCTTCTTCCGAAAATTTCTTCTCTGTAAGAGAAGCTTTAAGTTCTGAAAGGAATGTTTCTAAATCCATAGATTTTTTAGTGTTTACATCTTCGATTTTGAATTGGGAAATATTTTTTGTATTCATTGCAAATACTTTCTTATCTCTTGGGTCTTTGAATGAAACGTTTTCTTCTGGAGGATTGCCATTATCAAGCAACAAGCCTTTAACATTGGCAGCAGGATTTGAAGTAAATCCAATGCCTAAAGGATAAACATTTCCTTTAACCAAGCGATAAATTTTAGAACCATCTTTGGTTTTGCCAGTGCCGCCATAAGCGCGAAGATTGCCTTTTAATTCTTCAATATGTTTTGGATTAGCAATAATTTCAGCATCTTTTAAATTAGTGCTGCCAAGCGCTAAAACATACTCATTAAATCCAAGTTCCCAACTTGCGGAAACTGCATTAAATAAATTGCTATCTTCGCTGGTTGATTTATAAACCAAGTCGGTAAATTTAGGATCAATTAATTTATAAATAACCGCTCCAAGAGACAAGTTTACTAAACCATTAGTTTCAACAACTTCTTGATTAGTCATTGGAACATTTTCGTTCCAAGAACTAAATCCAGCAGAAACAATGTGGCCAACAATTTGTTTTTTATTGTGTTCAATGTTTGTTGGTTTGTGAATGAAATAAGGTGCAATTTGAACAGCGGTTTCGGAGTCAATACCGTCGTCGTTGCGATTAAATTGATTAACAACAGCAGCGTCAAATGCCACTCCCATTAAGTCGATATTTTTGCCCAAATCAATGCTTTGACTTGGAAGAAAGTTTTTAAGATTCTCTAGTGAAGCAGTTGAAACAAAAGAGTTTTCGCCAATTTTACATTGGCGAATAGAAACGTCAAATTTTGTCTGATATTTAAAATTCATTTTATAAATCTACAGTGTTTTTCCAAGCCTCCTTGGTTTCGCGCAATTCATCTAGTCTATTTTCGTTTTTCTCATGTTTTTCCCACTTGTTGATTTGCTCAACAGTGATAATGCCGACGCTGTTAGCAGAGGTCTTAGGTTTTTCGCGATACTCCATTTTAGCGCCCTTTTTGACAGCAGATTTTGACTGCTCCATCTTTTTTTTCTCAAGTTCTTTTAAATATTCTTCGTCATCTTTGAGGTCTTGCTTTTCCAGCTTTAGTTCAAACTTGTCTTCTTTAATGTCTTGCTTTTCAAGCTTGATTTTTTCTTCGAGAGTTTTACCCTCTTCTTCTTTTTCTTCCTCTTCTTCCTCATCTTCTTCTTCTTTTTCAATCTCTTCAAGATCGTCTTCTGCCATAATCTTTTCTTTCATTCTTTCAAATGAAACAGCACAAGACATTGCAGCTTCTTTATCTGTTTTACCAGAGCTTTCAGAAATGCATTTGGCCATGAATTTTCGATAAGCGGATTTTTCTTTATCGCTCATCTTTTTTTCCGCAATTGAGATTTCAATTGTGGAACCATTAATGACTACTGTTTTTTCGAGAGGAATTGGGATTTCGTTAGGACTCATTGACGCGACTATGGTGTAAAATTGCTGCTGAATAAAAATCTAATTTATGCGATTCGGCAATTTCAGAAACTTCATTAAGAAGGCCCAAAGACTCGATTGCATTAAAGTCTTTTACACATTCCAAAGCTTTATTTTCCCAATCATTTTTTTCATGAGCACAGATAATTTTCTCGCAAAGGTCTTCGATAGCTGAAATTTGCTGCTTGTTGAGTCTTTTAACTCCCATGCTTTCTTTTGCTTTAGCTTTCACATTAGCTTCAAAAGCCTCAATTTGATAAACCACTTCTTGAATATTTTTGCGAGAGAAATTAGCTTCTGTAATGGCACCTTGCGGGCGACCAGCAGATTTTGGAGTTTGATTAGTTTCGCCGTCTGCGCTTGGAATAACTGGAACGCCACCAACAAGAGGGTTGTAAAATCCTTTTTCGCGATCATCCACAAAAATTTGTTGCGCGGGAGCAATTTCTTCTGCTTGAGGGAAACGACCAGTGTTAAACACTGTAAGACCTTGTTGTGGAGTAATAACTCCAAGTTCCATGAGACGAGTGGTAACACGCAAGAGTTGTGTATTGTCTTTGAAATCAATTTCCTTAAAACGAGCTTCGGGATAAGAGCGGAAGCCAAGAGCTTTTGCGATTCTCTTGATTTCTGGCTGTAAAAATTCATTTAAAAATGCTTGACGACTTTCTTTAAGTCGATCAACAAACATGTCAATTTTTGTGGCAATGTTGCCATATTTATCATCGCCAAAGAAAATATTTTGCAAGCCTTGTTCAATATCCTTGTTTAAAGTTTCATATTTGGCTGGTCCAAGAACCTTGTTAAGGTCTGGAATAACGAACTCAGCTTTTGTTGTATAATCTGAGATGAGCACTCTTCCAACAGATTCGTTTCGGAAGAGGTCTTGCATTGCCTTGAGATTGTGGTGGTTGATTCCTCCTTTGTCTGGAGGTGCGCCCATTGTGATAAGAAGAATGACATTCTCAACGGTTCTTGTAATTGCTTGGTCCATTTTCTTGAGTTCAAGCTTGGCATTAATGTCTTGCAGAACAGGAAAACCGAAAGGAATAGCGAAAGGCTCATAGTCTTGTTTTTTGTAAAATGAGAAATGTAGTTTTTCAGGATTGATTTTAATTTTTAATCCATTTTTTGCAAAGCCTCCTTTGTTAATATTTTTGCGATCCTCTTCTGAAAAAGAATTTAGCAATTCCAAATCTTCTTCGCTTTGAGGATGGCGTAGTCTTTCCAAATCGTATTCTGAAAGAACTTTTTCATAACTAGTTGCGTTAAAAGTAGTAACCCGTTTAGCAACAATATCAAAGGGATTTAATAAAATATATTTAAGAGGAATTTTGTTTTCCACAACTCCACCCTCGGCAGCATACATTGTAGAAAGCTTTTTAAAATCTTCCAAGTCGAATTTGCCATCAAGTCTGTAAATAAAAATATTACCACTGCGATAATATTCGCGGAAAAACTGATCTTTCAAATCCCACACGCGAATCTTGCGCATCCAGCGATAAAAGAAATCTTTAGATTTTTCAGTTCCGCCTTCAAAATAAATTTCTCCATTAGAAAACTCTGACATTAAATCAATGGCATTGCGAAAAATTGGCACATTGGCATAAGCTTTTTGACAGAGTTCAATAGCTTCGCGAATATAAACACCATCGTTGGAAAAACTATATGGCAACATGCCAGCGCGAATACTGCTATAGCGGTCGAAAACTGGAGCCAGAGCAGCGCGATTAACTCTGGAAGAAGTGGCCTCTGTTCTGGTTAAACCTTCTCTTGAAGCCTTGGCAAATTGAATTGTTGAAGCGTCCGATGTATAAAAAGGTTCACCAGCCAAAACAGGATCAATGTTTGCATTGATTGTTGATTCAAAGTTGGGAATAGACTTTTGATCAAACTTTGACCAATATGAAGATTTTTTTGTATAGGAGCGCGGCATTAATTTATATTACACGCGATTCTTATAAATCCTACTTTGAAAGTTACTTTAAACAAAAAAGGGAGCGAATGTGGCTTCTGTGTCGTCAGCTTGGAAATTCATCATGTCAAAATAAGTCTGAACCATCCAATTTCCCAGCACAAGAGCAGAGTAGGAGTCTCGTCGAGCTTTATCTGCGCCGTTTTGTCTTTTAAGGTTTGATGGCAGATCAAAAGACTGTGTTCCTTGAGACGTTGTGGAAACTTGAATAAGAGCACATTGCGCCTTTGTTAAATCAATCATGTCTTTTTGGTGCTCAATAAAATCAATCATTTTGGCGGCTGCATTTTTTTCATCCGCATCAGCAACTCTTAAAAACTTGATTTGTTCGATGGGAATGCTTTTACCTCTTTGACGTTGATAATCATCATTTACTGCACTACCTGCAAACCACATCTTTTTATGATCAAAAGAAGATTGCAGCGATTCATTGGCGAAACGAATCCATTGCGAAGTTGGGCGGCGAAGATGACAAATCTTTTTGGAAGATAGGTTGTATTGATTGCGAGCCTCTCGCAGGGATGCATTGTAGTTTTGAACGTCATCAAAATCAGCATCAAAACAGTCAATCTTAAGATTATTGCTCTTGAACAAATCGCTTTCGTTGCAAGCATTTAAGAATTGAACG